TTGTCCTGCCATTACCCTCTAACTACCCTCATTTGAAAACTACCTGCTCCACCTAGCATATATGCTCCAAGATAACTTTGTAACCACGGGTAAACATCTAAAATATTATTAACAGAACCAGTTCCCTGACTATCAGTATTATATTTAACCTGAATATCTCCTAATTTAACTTCAGAAAAATTACCATCTTTACCAGTAGTACCAGTAATAGCATCTGTATCATTTGCCAAAGCTCTAGCTAATTCATACTGTGCATACTTAATACCGTTAGGGATTTTAGAACAAGCTAATTCAACTCCATCTACCTGATAATTATTTCTTGGAAATTTTAATGCTTGATCTTCATCGCATCTTTCACCATAAAAAACTAAAGTTTCAATCCATCTAGTAGCTGATATTAATGCTCTTTTCTTCTGATCATCTGTTTTGTTTGTCCAAGTCGAAGCGTCTGGGGAGGTATCGAAGTAATCATTAGCTTCAGACAAAGTGACATAACTATTAGCTGTTTCACTTTTTAAAGTTGCGTTTATGGTAGCTGCCACGATTGTTAAAGTAATTTAGTTTTATTGTAGCGTAAAGAAAAAACCCCACCATAAATTTGATGAGGTTTCTTCAATGACCACCAATATAATCTTAAGACTTAAGACCGTTATCAAGTGGACTATTAACAAAGATTTCAACCATAGGGATGAGATCAATGTCATAAGTAGCAGACCAGTTAGATCCAGTACGAAGTGCTGAGTTAGCAGGGTTGTCAGCAGCGTTGCCCCATTTAGTACCCATAACGTGATAAGCACTATGGTAATCAACAGATAGAACATCTTGCTTAGATAAGATGTTTCTTTCAGCTTCAATTCCTAAATCCTGCTGTACACCTTCAAGAATTGTTCCTGACTTCATTAAGTAGCAACGGAACTCCTGACGGTTTCCAGTAGATGTTGGATCGTTAGTGTTAACAGCAGAGTCAATAATAACTTTACAACCAGCAAATTCGCCAACTGCTTTGTCACTAATGCCAACACCGCCACCACCCCAAGTTATGCCAGTACCAGTTGATAAAGCAGAAGTTGAGAATGTCAACATACCAACTTGATAGAGGTAGTAAGCAACAGAAGGATGAACGATAAGAAGATCAAGCTCTTCTCCTCTTTCTCCTAACTTGGAACGAGCTTCTGCCATTGTTGCAGCAGTAAGATAGTTTGCTTCAGCAGTAGAACCAGAACCACCTAATTGCTTCTCTAAACGATGACCATTTAAAGCAGTATGGAATAAACCAGTTAACTGCTCATATAAACGAACAGAGTTTAGTTTGTTGATAGCATCTGCAAGCTGATTTCTGATGTGACCCATTGGATCTTCACCAGCAGCTAATACAGCAATATCATCAACAGCATACGCAAAACCTCTATGACAGATAGTTGCGATCTGTGTTCCTGTTCCAATTTTCTGAGGTGTTAAATAACCATTAGTGCTAGTACCCCATGAGGAAGTACCATCAATGATCTCTTCAGTTGGAGATACAGGGTTAAATTCTGGAACTTGTATTCTTGTACCACCTGATCTTGAATCAAGAAGTGGGTTACGAACTACAGCACCAGACTGTATAAATAGACTACGTTCTTTAATAGCTTCAGAAACGTAAGTACTAAAATTATTTCTCTTAACGATATCCGCTAGTAGGACACCGCCAGAGTAATTCTGAAACGGAGCAGCCATTCAGATTTACCTTTAAAAAGTTTTTTGCGATCCCCTAATCACAGATAAGGGCATTAGTTTCACAGAAACTAACTATTTTGTTTGAGCCTCTTGCTTGAGCACTGCTGCAAGTTGAGGATTCTCTTCTGATATTAGCATTTGTTGAGTGACATTGCCCGTTTTCCAAGGATTTGGTTGACCTCCACCTGCATTTGCAACAGGACTTGGTTTTGCACCCATTCCAGCAGAACTACTGGCCTTAAAATGATGTTCCCAACCACTTCCAGGGTTTTTAAGACTTGTAAGATAAGTACCTAAGTCTTGTTCGACTCCACCATTAAGAACAACTACATTGCCTTCAGCATTTTTTTGTAACTTTCCTTGTAACAATGACAAAGTTTGTTCTGCGTTTATCGCTCCAAGATTACTAATAGCTGCTAATGCTGTTGTTTTAGTAGAAGCTATTTCATTTGAAGTCTTTAAATCTTCTAACTGTTGTGATAAAGACATAATTTGTTGTTCTTTATCTTGTGCAGTTTTATTGGCTTCTTCCCAAAGAGTTTTCCATTGACCTTGTTCTTCTAACTCAGTTTTACGTTTTTCCTCTTTTTGTTTATAGACATCATCTAATTTTCCTTTGATGCCTTTAAATTTTTCTTGCTCATCTGCTACTTGTTTTTTAAGTGCAGATAATTGTGATTCATATTCTGCTTTAACAGAATCAAGATTTGGTGCAGATGGTTGTGTTGTTTGTGAAGCAGTTTCAGCCACAGGCTGTTCAGCGTTGGTCACAGACTCAGGCTGAATTACTTTTTCTTCAATCATAATTAATCAGATAAAATGTTTGTAGATTTTTTCTTAGAAGTCTTTTTCTTAGACTCTGTTTTAGGTTGAGATGTAGGAGCAGGACACGCTTCAGCACCATTACCTAATCTTTCAGACAAAGTAGGTTCTACAAGTTCCCACTTATAAGTTCCATCAGCCTGTAGAACTTTATCTAGTGATTTAGCCATAAAAATGTATGTACTTGCTTCCTAGTTTACCAAACTATTCAGTTTTGGCTTCATTAGCACTTGGTAACACTTCTCCCTGTACTAAAATATCTCTAAATTCTTCTCTATCAATAACTTGTTGATCAAATAATGATGTTAAAGCTGTAATATCTTGTCCAATTAATCTTTCAATATCAAAATCTCTACTAATCTTTACTTCTGGTGGTTCTATACCTACATATTGAGCAGATAAATTAAATGCTTTTTGTAACTTCTGTTCTAATTCCATAGAAACCATAGCAAGCATAGAATTAGTATCTACTCTGTCTAATCTTCTAGCATCAGCACTTTCAGCTACAAACTTTTGCTGACTCAAAGTACTTATTCCCAAAGTAGCCATTTGCATTTGTAACTCTTTTATTTCAGCAGATTGAGCATCAAAAGCACTAGAAGCTGGTTCTACATAATAAACTTTATTTCCTGGCTGAGTTGCCATTGCATAATTAACACTTATAGCTAAATCTTTTGTCTGATCATCATATCCTTCCATTACAAGCATTGGTTGAGATGCAACATGCAAACTATGTATTAAATCAGCTTGTCTTTGGAAATGTGCAAGATTTAAGTACGCAATATCAAGTAAAGGTGGTTTACTTGTTAAATTATCTGTCTTACCAGCATAAATAGTAACTAAAGGTATCTCCCCAAGAGAAAATTCACCTGATTCTACTAATTGAAAGTTTTCTTCAGCAGTTGTAGCATCAAACTCTCCAGCATAAGAATTATCATTAAGATCATACATTTCATCAATTTGATCTTTTCTACGAAAAACTTTATATCTGCCAGGTTCTATAACTCTTACTTGATCGTAAACTTTCTCTCCAAATTGACCATCAGGTAATACAGCTTTTTCTCCAATTCTTGCTTGTACAAGATTTCCATAATTAGATTCTCTATCTAATCTCCAACCATAAAGATTTGTAGGATCAATTTCAATCCAATAAGGTCTGCGATCTTGTGCTCTTTCTTCAGCTAAACTTCTTGCTCCTGATGGTGCAGGATAATCAACAAGAATATGACTTTGACCATAAGTAAGAGAACACATTAATACTCTTCTTGCATATTCATCTAAATCTGATTTACAACCATCAACATCCATCTTAAACATTTCTGTCCAATAAGGATCTCCTATAAGTGATATTGGTTTTCTTAAAACTAAACCTGTAGCTGCTCTTATTAATCTTTGCGTAAAAGGACTAAATACTGCTCTATTTACTCTTGCCATATAAGCGTCATAATCCTCTCGTGGCTCCAAAGGTAAAAACGCTTCGCTATTTTCTCTTAAATATTCAGTACCTTCAGTAACAGCTTTCATTATTTCCCAACTCTTCATCATATCTAGAACGGCTCTTGTTCTAGTAAAAGGACTATCTATCCCACCTGGCGAAGTAGAAGTTATAATTTTTGTTTTTATTTTGCCTGGGATTGCAAAAGTCATTTAACATCTCCACCTTTTTAAGGCTAACGCTTTTCTAGTTGGTCTGCCTTTTTTATCTTTTAGTGGGCCAGGCATCCCACTCATCCTTGCACAAAATGATTTTCTTCTAGCTGCTCTTTTTCCTGTTGGGCTCTTCTCTGTTACAGGTGCTTTTAAATTACTACCTGTAGCACGATTGTATTTAGCTCGACCTTTGGCAGTAAGTCCTCCTTTACGAGATTTTTCACCCCGTCCAACAGATAAACTTACTCCCTTTTTTCTAGGCATTAGATAGCAGAAGTAATAGCACCATTAGTTACAAAACTTACAGATACAGTTGAAATGTCTCCGACAGTAGAGCTAAATGAAGTTCCTGTAATAATTGCGTTAAAACTTAATTTTTTTGTTCCTGATGTATCTAAAAACAAGTTGAATGTGGCATCTCCAGCATCTTCTGTTGTTAATACATCACTAATAATTTCAGCAGTATCATCTCCAGATGTTGCTGTATAAAGAAGATCAACAGTACCAGAACCAGAAATTAAAGATCCTATATATTTCCTTGAAGTATCTCCATGAGAAGTACACTCAAGAGTATCTTTTGTTGTATCTAAAGTCCAAGCGGTTGTAGAAGCTATAGCTCCTACTGTTCCAGTTCCGTTATCGAATGATACAGAGCCTTCTTCGCCACGAAAAAATGCCATGATTTTAAGAAAAATTTACTTATATGATTATACTACCGTGAATTTAGAACTTTTACAGCTATTTCTTCTTTTTCTTAGCGGTTTTAGCAGCTTTTTTAAATGCAGCAGCCGTTGGTGCTCCTTTACTTCCAGGTTTTCTCATTTTTTCGCCACTACCAGCTTTAATACGCTTCTTTTTTGCGTGAATGTTGGCATAAAGCCCTTTTTTCTTAGGCACAGTTACACCTCTTTTTAGTTTTTTTCTTCTTTTTCTTGGGTCTTCCGACCTTAGAACCATAAGTTCCAGCACCTTTTGGCATAGTAAAAAGTAACTCTTAGTATATTCTAAACGAAGTTTGACCTAATGTCTCTGGTTTTGCCAAGTTAAATTGCTGTAAACAAAGATAACCAAAAGCATCAAACGCATGATCTACTCCTAAATTTTTATTAGGAAGACCAGTATTCGGTGCATAAGTTAAAGTTCTTAATGCTTTTATTAATTCTTTACATCTAGGGTGAATTAATGTTCTTCTATCACCATTTGCATCTAATAAAGCAGTATTAACAGAAGTAATTTTATCTCTAATCTTCCACGGACTTTTAGGACTCATAACAGTAAAACCAGATCTTCTTAAAATCGTGTGATCTGTAACACCTACCCCACTTGTTTTTCTTGCACTACCAGTAGGATCAGGACAAGCAATAATTCTTCTATCTACCCCATACCTTCTTACAACCTCTTCTGCAAAATCCCAAGTGGTAGCACCACCTGTCAGCATGATTTCATCGAATACATAGAGGTTATTGTCATGCTTTACCGCACAAATTCCTGCCATTGGGTCTACGTTAAAGTCTAAACCCAATAACAAAGGAAGCATATGAAGATCCTGCACTTCCTTGTCAATATTTTCATCACTAAAACTAACAGCAACTAATCCAGTAAGATTTTCAAAACTAGCTTCAAATTCCTGTCTAAAAGTCCTTGCATCTAGCTGACTTCTAGCAGCTTCTACCTCTTCAGCCTTTACATTACCCCCTTCAATCGTAGTAAAGCTCCATCTTTGCCAATCATCTAACTCCTGTTCACCACAAAAACACCACATATCATAAAACCAACTCGCAGTTCCATCAGGTGTACTAATAAATAATGCCCAACCTTGTTTATCAGCTAAAGCTGGTCTAATAACTTCAGCCCATACATCTCGATCCATAAATGCTGCTTCATCTAATACAACACCAGCTAAACTTCTTCCCCTCAATGCCATTGCATTTTCAGTTCCCTTTAACTCAATACTCGATCCATTAATCAAATCCAACCTTAAATCTGTCTCATTCTTACTTTGAACCCACACCTTCGGTACTAATTTCTTTAATTCCTTCCACGCAATATCCTTTGCCATCCTATAAGTAGGAGCACAATAGAAATATACCTCTCCAGGTCGATTAATAGCACCCCTAAGCAATTCGATACAAGAAAGATACGACTTCCCAAACCTTCTCCCTGCAACCAACAACCTAAATCTTTTATCACTATTAAATACCTCTCCTTGTGCATACCTTAAACTAATTTCTTCCTGTTTTGTTCCCGTATAACTCATAAATAATCACTAAAATTCAACTTATACCCCCTATTTATAGCCTATTTCTACTTTTTTAGGTTATTATTCCAATAACAACCCCTAAGATTAAGTCCGTGGCTTCCTCTACTTTTCCTACTGATCAACCAATAAATACTCCTAAACCTAAAAGACAAATGAGATTTGTTGCTCGTTCTTCTGCTCAACAAGTTCAAGAAAGATCTCAACGTCTATATTCCCGTCAGCTTGAAGGTAAAACAACTCGTGCCCTAGTCCTAGAACATGCAAAAATTGAATCAATATCTGAAGTAACAGCTTGGCAAGATTGGAAAAAAGTTAAAGAATGGAATAAAGAAGATTGGGAAAAAGATAGAGAAAATATGCTCCCCAGACTCCAGGCTATGAGAATAAGACTCTTCAATAGAGCAGTTAAAAAAGGTCAACTCCAAACAGCAGCACAAATTCTCGATAGTCTAGGCAAAGTTATAGGCGAATCCGTAGAAACAGTCAATATTCAAGCTCCAGAACTTTCTATCCGTGTAGAACCAAAAAATTAATCAGAATATATTTAAGTTCCCCACCTTCCATAAAAATAAAAAAAAATCTCCAACCC